TGGGATACGGATTCCCCGAGCGTGGCCAAAGGCGTGACTGGCTCGAAAAGCCGCACGGGCGTTCCCGCGTTGATGCCGTCCAATGGCACGCGCCACAATTTCAGGTCGTTCGCCGTGGTCGCGGGGTCCGCAGCCGCGCCCGTGGTGGGCGTGCCCTTGATTACCACGGGGGTGATGGATTCGATGCCCGCGCTGGTTTTCTGGTATCGCGCGACCACCAAATCATGTCGCTTCTGGCCTTGCGTGCCGCTCTGAATCGTCAAGCTTGTAGCCGCCTGGTTCCAAAATCTTTTGCCGCCGACCATGCCAACGCCGGTGCCGAGCGTCGCGCTGTTGGCCGAGGCCATCGTCAGCTTGAAGTCGTCGCCGCAATGGAGCACGCAGTCGGCCTTGCCGACCGTCGCGGTGTTGAGCGCCGCAAGGTCGTCCGAGCTGATGTGCTTCTGGCCGGTCATGCCGTCCACAATCTCAAACGTCATTTACTCCCCCTTCTTCGCCATGAATTTCTGGAATGCCGTGTCCTGCTGCGCGGCCAGGCGCTTGTACTCGTCTGTGCAAGCCTTGCAGAGCAGGCGGCTAGCCTTGCTTCCGTACTGGTCGAACCGCTCGACCTCGCGCCAGTCTCCCGCCGCCGCCGCGCCCTGCTGGAGGTACGCGCTCTCGCCGCAGCGGTCGCATGTGTACTTCGTGATGTTGTCTGTCTTCGCCATGCTTGTCTCCTTTACTTGACCCTTATCCACGTGTAAGGCCCGATGCTTGGCACCTGCTGCCACGTCCCGCCTATATTGTTGGGGTTGAAGCCGTCGGTCTCCACGTACTCGCCGACGCGGTGAGCCATGAGCCACGTCGTGTTCGGGTCGGCTGTGTCGAGGATGTGCTGCCACGCCACCCACGAAGAGTCCGACGCGCCGCGCCGCCACCATATGTCCGATGCGCTCATGGCGACCTGCTTCGGGTACCCGCCGCTCTTTTCGCCCCATTGCACGAAGGTGACGAGGGTCGCGAAGGTTTCGCCGCCCGAAAGCCCGATGGCTTTCGCCGTCTTGAACTCGACCACGGTCTCCTTCGGGTGGTTCGCCATGTACCAGCTCGGCGGCTTGTTATCGTTCCTCGTATCCTTGATTGCGCCGCCAGACGGCCCCTGCGGGCCTGCTGGCCCCTGCGGCCCAGTGGCACCCTTCGGCCCCCGTATTCCCTGCGGCCCCTGCGAGCCTGCGGGGCCGGTTGGGCCTGTGGGGCCTTGCTTGCCGGTGGGGCCCTGCGGCCCCGTCGCGCCGGTCTCGCCCTTCGGGCCCTGCGGGCCAGTCGCGCCCGTGGCACCTCGCGCGCCAGTCGCACCCTGCGGGCCTGTCGCGCCCTTGTCTCCCTTCGGCCCCTTGATGTTGCCGACCAGAAACTTCGCCATCATCACCCACCTATCTCGTAGTAAAGCTCGCCAGTGTCCGCGTCGTATGAGAACGGCGGCGCGGATGCCCCGTCGGCGGCGTGCGCCCAGAGGTTGCCGTCCGCGTCAACCGTGAGCGAGAAGAAGCCCGACAAAGGAGCGGTCACGCCCGAATCGCCGCGCTCGCCCTTCTCGCCCTTCGGGCCTTGCAAGCCCTGCGGGCCGCGCTCGCCCTGCTCTCCCTTCACGCCCTGCGGCCCCGTCGCGCCCGTCGCGCCCTTCGCGCCCGCGGCGCCCGTGGCACCCGTCGGCCCTTGCATGCCTTGCGGGCCAGTCGCGCCCGCTGCTCCCTTGGGGCCTTGCGGCCCAGTTGCCCCCGCCGCGCCGGTCGCGCCGACGGGGCCTTGCGGGCCGATGGGGCCTTGCTCGCCCTTCACGCCGGTCGCGCCGCTCATGTCGGCGATGAGCGTGTAGCCGCTGGCGGATTTAACGTAAAGCTCGGCGTTGTGCGGGTCTTCGACATTCGAGCCGATGACCGCGAAGCCGCCGACCTTCACGCCGTCCGTCTTCCACCCCGCCTGCATCGCCTCGTAGCTCGTGTACACCTTCGAGATGGAGAATCCCTCGCCCGTCTCGCCCTTGGGGCCTTGGATTCCCTGCAATCCCTGGGGGCCGCGCGGCCCCGCCTCGCCCTGGATTCCCTGAGGGCCTTGCTTCCCCTGGATGCCCTGCGGGCCTTGCTCGCCCGCCTCCCCCTTGGGGCCTTGCGGGCCGGTTGCGCCCTTCGGGCCCTGCGGGCCGATTTCGCCCTGCGGGCCCGTGTCGCCCTTCTCGCCTTGCAAGCCCTGGGGGCCTCGCTCGCCCGCGGCGCCCGTCTCGCCCTTCGGGCCTCGCATGCCCGTGGCCCCGCGCGGGATGCCCAGCGAGAGCGTCTTCTTGAGGCCTTCGCCGGAAAGCAACGCGGTGGCCTTCGCGCCCTCAGCGAGGGTCGAGACCTCGCCCATGGCGATGTCCGCCTGTGCCCAGGTCTGCAAGGATTCCGAGGCGTCCGTCGCGGCCTTGTTGGCCTTCGCCTCCACGGCTTTGAGCGATTCCGCGTCAACATCGGCGTTGAAGGTGTAGCCTTCGAGCGTCAGGCCCTTGCCGGCCAGGTACGCGTGCCCGCCGCCGCTCTCGGCGTTGCCGCTGCTGCTCGTCTTGGTGGTGGTCTCGCTGCCGACCTCGTAGCCGTACGTGGCCACGCCGCGCGAGACCTGCACGATCTTCTTGACGACCGTCGCGGTCACCGTGCGCCCGTGCGCGTTGTCGCGCGCGGAAATCACGTCGCCAACGTCAACGTCTATGTCGTCGTGGGCCTCGACCTCCACGCTGCCCCGCGTCTGGTACTCCTTGAGCTTCTTCTTGCCCTCTTCTTCGAGCTTTTCTTCGTCGGCGTTGCTGTAGTCGTACAGGGCCGATATCTCGTCCACGCCGAAGAGGCTCTGCGTGTGCGAGATATTGCCGGCGGCGTCGGCGTAGAAGTGGACTACCGCGCGGTTCTCAAGCTCGCCCGTGCCTGCGCAAACCAAATGGTTCACGCAGCGGTAGACAGACGTGAGCGTGAAGTCGAGCAAGTCGGAATCGACTTTATTCGCGTAGTCCACCGCGGGCGGCAGCGAAATCTCCACCTTGCCGCCCTTGCGGCGCATCGCGACCTTGCGCCCGTTGGCCTTCGCCATGGCTTTCAGGCCGCTGTAGCCGTCCACGAATCGCTCGAAGGTGTAACTCACCGCCGTATCGTCGGAAGCGGCGGAGAAAAGCCCGGAAAGCCCCATGCGCGCGATGAGCGACGCGAGGACATCGCCCGCCTTGCCACTGACGGACAGGTAGCCGTTGCCCGAATCCGGCAAGAGCCGCTTGCCCGCCAGGATGCCGTGCCAGGTGCGGCCCCTGCACAGAATCGAGCCGGATGCTTCCCTGCCAGCCTCGTAGCTCGCCTGGTCGATGACGCCGCCATACTCGGTGCCGTCGATGAATACGAATTGCCCCTCTTCGGGCGCATGCGCGGCCTCGCATTCCAGCGAGAACGCGTTCTCGTCGCTGCCGAACGCCAGATCGAGCGTGAAGTCGACCAGCTCGCGAACGTTTCCGAGCGCCGAATCGAAAACTACCGCGACCATGGCGGCTCACCTTCTTCCTCGTACCACGTCAAGTCGAATCCGAACGAGCGGTCCCAATCGACCTCGTGCGTGCCTGGCGATGCCGGCTGGAAGATGTACTCGCCGCTGTTCAGGCCGTTGCCGCGCCGCGCCTTCGAGAAGGCGTCGACGGTCGAGCCGTCGGCGTTGACCAGGGTCACGGCGCGCGGGCTCGCGAGCGGGTCCACCACGAGGTAGCCGCCCTCCGGCACGGTCAAGTCGGCCTTGTACCAATTCCCGTCGATGCGTATGGCGGGATTGACCGCGGGGCCGTAGATCGTGAATTTCAGCGGAGCGGAACCCCATTCGGAGCCGTCGAAGTATTTCCGCGTGGACGACACGCCGAGGTCATACGGCAGGCCATACGGCAAATCGAGGAACTCGCCGTCGCCCGCCGCAGCGGTCTGCGGCTCGAATGGAACCGTGTGGCCCCTGCGCCACACGCCGTCGAGCAGCACGACCGTGAGGTCGGCGTCGTGCCACCCTTCCGCGATCGTGCCCGGCGCGCACTTCGCGATGTATGCGCGCTGCTCCCATCCGACTGCGGAAATCGTGCCGGGCGTGCCGTTGAGCATGTCGCGGTCGGCCAGGCGGCGCAGCTCATCGGCCTCCGCCTCGTTCGTGAAGGTGACCGAAAGCTGGCACTCGCGCGCCGAGCGCGTCGCGCCCGTGAGCGACATGTGCCCGATGGCGTAGCCCCATTCGCGCCCTCGTATTCCCGCCGCAGTGCCGGCGTACGTGTCGGGGCCGTCGAGCGAGACCGAGATTCCGCCCGTCCCCGACGTGTAGACCAGGCTAGGCATAGGCGACCGCCTTTCTGGCCTTGCGGCCGAATTCCTTCTCGCCCATCACGGGCGTGTATTCGGAGATGATTCCCGGCAGGGCGTCGATTACCAGGCGCGCGGCCACAATCGATAGGTCCTGCGCGTTCGAGCCGTTGACCTGCTTCGCGATGAGGTCGGCGAACGGGCGGCTGTACCGCTCGTTGGTGAGCGGCACTATAGCCTCGGCGCCCGCCTCGCCCACAACGTCGTCGAGCAGGGTCGCCCGCGTGGCTATCGCGCCGCGGGCGTGGCGGTGCGGGAATATGCCGCCGTCGGCGTGCAGGCGGATGCCGCCCGACGCGTGGCCGGCAGTGATTATGTCCCTGACGTTGCGCGTGATGTCGACAGTCGCGCTTGCGTACTTCGAGAAAAGGCCGCCGAGGTTCCAGTTGTCTCGGTCCTGGATGGCCTCTTTCAGGTTGCCGTAGATGTTTCCGCTCGCGCTCTTGCTCTGCATGCGCGTGCCGTTCCATTGCCACACGTTGCCCTGGGCGTCAACGAGCGTCGCGTCGTCCACGGCCGCGCCCGACGCCTTGTCGACGAGCGTCGTGCCGTTCCACGTGTACACGTTGCCCTGGGCGTCTATCAGCTCGCCCTCGTCGACGGCGATGTTGCCGTCCTTGTCGAGAATCGGCGTGTCGTTGTAGTGCTGGATGAACCAGACCATGGCGTCCATGTTGCCGCCGCACGCCTCGGCGAGCGCGGCCAGGTTTTCGGACCCGACGGCGTTGAGCTGCTCGGTCGAGACGCCGGCATCGGCCAGCTTCTGCGAGAATTCCGCGACGCCCACCCCTGCGGACGAAAGGGAATCGGCACAGCCGTCCATGCCGGCGAGCGCGCCCCTTATGTCGGCCGCCGCGAGCTTCGAGCTTGCGGCGGCGTCGTCCATCGACACGCCCCAAGCTCGCAAGTCGCCGATTATCGACGAGCACGACCCGTCGTATTCGCTTGCGAGCTGCCGCATCTGCTCGGCCGAAAGGCCCGCCATGTCCTCGGTGCTGGCGCCTAGATCGCGTATGTCTTGGATGAAGTCGCCGTAGGTGCCCCGGTTTTCGAGAATCGCCCTCGAAATGGAATCGAGCGATTGCCCGAATCGATCGTAGGCGTCGCCTGCGGCGGAAGTCGCCGCGGCCGCGTCGCCGAGCTGGCCTTCGAGCGAAGCGACCGCTGAGTCGGCGCTGTCGACGGCCGATTTGCAATCATCGAGCTTCTTGTTCGCGCCATCCAGCGCGAGCCCCGCCGCCGACAGGTTCGCCGTGTAGGCTTCCCCGGTTGCGGTGGTGTCGTTCACGGCGGCGTCGTAGCGCTTCTGCGACGCGGCAACCTCGTCGAGCTGCTTCACGTAGGCCGAGGCGGCCTCGCTTTGCGCCTTGTACGCCTCGCCGAGGCTCGACGACAGCGATTCGACCTTGATCTCTCTCTTCTTCGACTCCACCAGCGCGTCGATGGATTCCTTCAGGCTCACGACGTTGCCTTCGGCGTCGGTATACGCGCCGGCGGCCGCGTCTGCCGCGGTGAGCGAAAGTCCGAACTGCTCGTTGACTTGCGACAGCGCCCACTGCAGCTTGCCCTGGGCCTCGGTTGTCAGGTCGGTCTTGCCGGCGTATTCGTCGATGATCTGCTGCGCGGCGTTCAGCTGGGCTATCTCGGATTCGGCGCTCGCCGCGCTTTCCTGGATGGCCTTGGAATGGCCGGCCACGCTGGCGATAAGCTCGTCCACGGATTTCGACGTTCCTCCGGCCGCCGCGCCAACGCCGGAAATACTCCCCGCGTATTTGTCGAGGCTCGAAACCCGGCCCACGGCGTCGGCCAGGCCGGTTGTGGCGGCCTTGACGTTGTCGCTCTTGGTCTTCCAATCGACGTACAGCGCCGCCGCGATTCCGACGGCGGCGGAAAGCCCCATCACCGCCAGCTTGCCCTTGGTGAGCCCGGAAACCCACTCGTTGCCGTTCTGCCACGCCTTCGACAGCTTGCTCGCCGAAACCTCCACGGCCGCCACGCCGCCGGCGAGCGCCAGGGCTTCCGGCGCGGCGGACTTCAGCGCGGAGTACATGCCCTTGATCGCGGGCATGGCGTCGCGCGTGATGCCCTTAGCGGCGGCAGACACCTGGTTTATGCCCGCCTTCGCGTCGTTCAACGCGCCCGCGATGTTGTCCTTGCCGACCTCGTCCATCACGCCGGCGATGCCCTTGGTTATTGCGTTGCCCATGTTCTCGGCGGCCGTGGCGACGCCGCCGGCGGCGGTTTCCGCCTGCTCCTGGAAGCTCGCGAAGCCCTCGCCGCCGCTCTGGTCGAGCTCCACCATCTTGTCCATGAGCTCGTCGAGGCTGAATATCGCCTCGTTCTTGCCGCCGCCGATGGCCGCGTACAGGTCGTTGGCGTTGGCCGTGGGACCAAGCATGGCCTTGGCGAGCTGGTCCATCTGCCCGGGCATGGCCGAGGTCAGGCTTCGCCAGTCCTCCATCTCGGGCTTGCCCTTGGCCAGTATTTGGCGGAACTGCTCCATGGCCGCGCTCGTGAGCTGCGTGCTGGCGCCAGAAGCCACCAGCATGTCGTTCAGCGCCAGGCCGACGTTGGTGGCCTTGTCCAGGTCGTTGGTGGTGGTCACCAGGCCCTGCACCAGGCTCGCCATGCCGTCGAGCCTGGTGGGCAGCGCCTGCAGGCGGTCGCTCATCTTGGTGATGGACGACTGCGCGTCCTGCGCGCTGTACCCGATGGCCTGCATGACCGTCGGGTAGTTGTTCAGCGTGTCGAAGCGGCTCACGGCCGAGCCGATGTGGCCCGAGATCGCATCCATGGCCTTGTTGGTGACCGCGGCGAACGCGCCCACGACGGCGCCGGACTTCACCAGGCCCGAACTCGCGCCGCGCCCGATTCCCGCGCCCAGCTTCGCGCCGGCGGCGGAAGACTTGCCCTCGCATTTGGCGATCTCTTCCTCCACCGCCTTGCCGAGGCCGTTTATCTTGGGAACGACGTTCAGGGTCGCGCTTCCGACGACTGTCATCTACAGACCACCCCCGACGTCCACCCACTTGGTTCTCTCGATGCGCTCGCGCACGCCGGCGGCGCGCTGCTCGGCTTTCGCGGCGGCGGCCGCGCGGCGCGGGCGCGGCACCCTGTACGGCTCTTCCTTGACGCCCGCCCGCGCGTATGCGATTTCCCAAAGCGTGTCGCGCACGTCGGCGAGGGCCTCGATCTCCGGGCTCCACGACAGCGCCGGGTTCGCCTTCGCCACGAAGGCCGAGCCCGGCGGCAGCGACATTATGAGGTCCACCGCCTCGTCGGGCGGCACGTCCTCGTATGCGCAGCCGTAGTAATGCCGGAAGTCGTGCCGAAGCGCGCGCAGGTATTCGCCGTCGAGCGCGGCGAGCGTCATCAGTTTTTTAGCTGTTCGGAATTCAATATGCGGGCGAATGCAACGCCCAGGGCCATTGTGTCCACCGTGCCGTCCTCGTCGGTCGCCGCCGCGACAAGCAGGTTCATCTGCTTTCTGCCGATCAGCAGCGTCAGCGCCTCGGTGGCCTGCTCGTCGCTCATGCCGCCGGGGGCGTTCAGCAATTCGGTCACGCGCTTGTCGAAAAGCGCCTTCTTCGGAATGCGCAGGCTCACGCCGATCGCGTCGACCTCGGCGCACTGGCCGCGGCGGCGCTCGATGAGGGCGATCTTGTCGGCGGCGGTTTTCGCCGGGCGCATCTCGATGCCCATGGCCTCGCCGTACTCGTCGAGCTCGGCCGGGGCCATCAGCTCCATGTACGCGGGGTTCATTATTCGGCCGCCTTCGCGCGGTAGATGTCGTACGTGGCGCCGTTCTTCTTGGAGAGGGAGAGCGTCATGCCGTACGCGATGAGCTCGCCTTTCTGGTGCGGCTCGTCGTCGAACGACTCGGGGGTGGCGCGGTGCAGCACCGTTCGGCGCAGCATGCCGTTGCACTCGAGCTCGTCGAGCACGATGTAGCACGGCTTGCCCAAATACCCGCCGCCCTTGATGTGCGACACGGAGCCGTCGGCCCCGGTTTCCACCGCGCCGGCGCCGTGCTTGAGCTCGGCCACCGTCGGGCGGTTTGGCTCGATGAACGAGATCTTCACGGTCTCTTCCACGGAATTGACGACCGTGAGCACCACGTCCCCGTTCCAGTTCTTCTTCTTGTCGGCCGAGATGGACTTGCCGATGGTGAAGCCGTCGGGGCCGACGTCGCCGAGCGATTTGAAGTCGGCGAACGTCGACATCGCCGTGGTGGCGTCGGTCGGGATATTCCCGGGCTCGCCGAAGCAGACGTACGCGCAGCCGCCTTCGGTGGGCTGGCCCACGGTGGTGAGCTCCGGGTCGATTGCGGGCAGCGCCGCGGCCTGCGCCTGCACTTGGGCATCGGCGGCCTGAGCGGCGGTTTCTTCTTTCGTCATGAGTTTCCTCCTAGGTGTCAGTGGACCACCAGCGAATAGCTGATGTACCAGCGTGGCGTTTTCGTGTCCGGGTCGGGGTCGGAATACATAGCCTCCATGGCCACAACCTCGTAGCCGTCAGAGAACCCCAGCGTTTGCATGTAATCGGCCACGGCGGCGGCGAGCTCGGCGGCGCGCGCCTCGGTCGGCGCCCAGCAGTAGACGCCGATGCCCGGCGCGTCCTGCAGCCGGTTGAGCCTGCGCCCGCCCTCGCGCCAAACGGCCACGAGCTCTGCGGGGCGCGGATTCGGAACCGAAACGCGGACTTCGGTCGGCGCGAGGGCCGCCGCGAGGCGCTTCCTCAGGTCGGATTGGGCTTCGAGCATCCGGCACCCCCTAATGGATCTGGGCCGACAGGCTCTTGAACTTCGCCTCGTCGAGCCGGCCCATCTTGCCGTTTGTATGGGCCGCCCCGACGGCGGTGCGCGTCAGCACGTCGACGTGGGCGGCGTAGGGCGGCGCCTTGAACTCGGTGATGTGCAGCGCCTTCTCGTGGCCCGACGCGCGGGCGTTCGCTCCGGCGGCAAGCTTTTCGGCCGCCGCGAGGAGAGCCGCCTGCATTCCTGCGCTTTTGCATACCTCTTGGATGCCCTTGCCGTTGGGCCTGAAGCTACCCATCCGTCCTCCCCACGTCAGCCGTCATGTTCCAAAGCGTCGGGCACGGGCGCGTTCGGTCGGGAAAGCCCGACACGCGAAGCGCGGCCCCGGGGTCGGCGCCCATGCCTCGGTCGATCAGCGCGACGCGGCAGCCGGGCAATTCGCCTTCGTACGTCTTCGGGAACGCGAGCCGATATTCGGCGCGCACGCCGTCGGGGCGGCGCGCATCGGCCAGGTCGGAGCCGCCCAGCGGACGCACCAAGACGTTGTCCACGATTTCGGCCGCCCACTCGAAAACGGGCTCGCCCATGGAATCCTCGCCGGCCCTGCGGCGGCGCAGCACGGCCACGCGCTCGCCCCTCATCGAGCGGCCCCGTAGAACGGGGCGATCGTGCCGATGCGCTGCGAGCCGCCCAGCGATTTGCGAAGCGCGGCCAGCGTGTCGCGGTCGAAGTACGCGCTGCCGCTTGGGTTCGAGAAGGCAACCGATGCCGTGAACCCGTTCGCGCCGGCGCTCGCCTGCGATGCCCCGGTCACGCCGCCAAGCCCCTCGATTTCAGGTGGCACCAGGCATTTGCGGGCGGCATCGACGACAAGCAGGCGCGCAAGCCCCAGCTGGTCTTCGCTCAGCGCGCGGCCCGGCCTTATGCCGAGCTTCGCGCGAAGCTTGGCCGACTGCTGGGCCAGAACGGCGTCGATGCGCTCGTCGCCGGTGGCCTCGTCGCCGGCATCCAGGCGGTACTCGGCGACCGTCGCGTAGCTTTCCATCCGCGCTCCTCTACTTGGTGGTAATGGTGCCCTTCACGATGTAGTCCTTCACCTCGGGGAACATCGTGCAGCCGCACAGAACGTGGGTCTCTGCGGAGACTCGGTCGTACGCCGGCGTGTGCGCCACGCCGATGAGCCCGCCCTGGTCGGTGGAATAGCTCAGGCCCGCCTGCGCCAGCGCGCTGAAGTCGATGCCGAACAGGTGGATATTCTCGACCGGGGTGGCGAACAGCGACCCCTGCTCGACCTTGGAGGTGATGAACACGTCGGCCACGCCCAGGAAGTTCTGCAGGTAGGTCATGCCGAACACGTTCTGGTCGGTGATGGCGGCGTTGCCCAGGTAGTCGGCGGCGTCTTGGCGGTTCACGAAGTGGATGACGCGATTCGCGCCGTCGCCGGCGTTCTCGATGGCGTCGCCCAAAGCCGCGTCGGCCTTGGCGAGCGCGGCCTGAAGGCCCTTGCCGGTGGCCGCTCCGGTGCCGTTCTTCAAGAAGCCGAAGAAATCGGAAACGATGCCCGATCGCACCAGCGACAGCATCTTTCGGTCGGTCTTCAGCACGGCGTTCACATAGCCGGATTGCTGGATGGCCTTGGCCGTGGTGGCCCTGCGGTACGGCTTGGCGGAAATCTCGCCCACGGGCTCGTAGGCTGCCGTGAACTTGGAAAGCGCCACCACGTCGCCCTCGACGTAGGCCGCGCCCGAGGAGCTGCCCAGCGTCACGGGCGTTTCGCCGGCGTCGCTCTCCTTGGAGCCCTCGGTCTTGCCGTCGTTGAGCTCGCCGGTGATCTTGAGCATCTTCAGCGTGGTGCCGGCGGCCAAAGTCTCGGTGCCGAAGATGCCCAGGATTTCAGCCAGTCGGTCTCGGTCGTGCTGGAAGTTCGCGATGAACTCCTGGTCCATCGACGCGTTGAGCGCTTGGGAATCGGAAACGTTGTTGAGTGCACCCATGTGCTTTTCTCCTTTATTTGTAGAGGTCCAAATGCTGGGCTCGCGCGGCGATGCGCGCGGCCGGGTCCTTGATAGCCTCGATGGATTCGCGGGTGACGACGCGCCCTGCGGCGCCCGCCCCCTTGTCGGCCGGGTATCCCGGCTGCTTCTGCAACACGAAGGCGTTCACCATCTCGGCGCTGGCCTGCATCTCCTCGGCCGTGTCGCCCTTCAGCAAGTCTGCGGGCACGCCGGTCTGCTGGCTCACCTGAAGCAGCAGCGCCGAATGCGCGGCTGCCGCCTCGGCGGCCTGCTTCTCGCGCTTCATCTGGTCGATTTCCGCCTTCAGGCCCTCGACCGTGGGCGCCTGCTCCTGCAGGGCGTCCCACTTGTCGGCCTTCGCCTTGTTGTCCTTGGCGCGCTGCTCCCACATGCGCGACTTCGCCTTCCAATCGGCGGCGTCGCCGTCGGGCTGCTGCGCCTGGGCGCCTTGCTGGCCTTGCGGCCCGTTCGCCGCCGCGCCGTTCGGATCGGTCTGGCTCTGCGCCTGGCTGGGATCGTTTGCTTCCATCGGGTTCTCCTTTCCGGCCCGTGCGGGCTGGGTTGCGGCCGTGCGGCCTGATTCCTGGCATGAAAAAAGCCGCCCCGTTCGGGTGCGGCTTGGTTCCTTGGTTTATGCGGCGGCTAAAGCGTTTTCTTCAGCTGGTTCGCTCGGGCAAGGAGCCCGTTCCATTGCGGCGAGCCCCGCTCGATGCCGATGGCGAGCGCTGCTTCGGTCGCCGTGGCGGCCCGGGCCTTCAAATCCGCCATCGACGTGGCGGCTTCGAGGTGGCCGACGATTTCCATGTAGCTTCCGAGCCCCGAAACTTCGCCCTTCCGGCCCTTCTTGCCAGCCTTTTCAGACGATCCGCCCGTGCGGGCCGACCATTCCGGATGCTTTTCCCGGTATTCGCCGTAGAGCTTCTCGGGGTCGTAGCCCGCAAGCGCCGGGTTGGCCGCGTCGAAGTCCACCACGGGCCGGCATCGGCACGACGGGTGGCGCGAAGCCGCAGCCGTTCGCTCGCTGGCGTAGGCGAAGCCGCGGCTGCCGAGCATTCGGCACCAGTCGCACGCGCCGGCGTGCGGCACGAGCGCCCATTTCGGGCGGGCCGGGTCGCGCGCGGCGTTGGCGTGTATGGTCTCGTCGGCGTATTGGTTCACCCGCTGCACCGACGTTCGGGAAAGCGATTCAATCGCCTTGCCCACGTCGTCGCTGGCGAGAAGCGCCTGCGCCACGTCGTATTCCAGCAAGGCGGAAATCGAGGGCTCGGCCATGGCGGGCTCGAACGGCTGCGGCGGCGATGCCCCGCGGCGCTGCGCCTCGTAGAACTCGCACGCCACGGCGGCGGCGAAGCGCCCGTATTTGGCGACGACGGCGAGGTACGCCGCCCGCATGGCGCCGCGCATCTCGGCCCCCGAAAGCCCGTCGAGCAGCCGCGCGATGTCGAGCACCGCCAGGCGCACCAGCTCGGAATTCGCGTCTATGGCCTTCGCGTAGGCGTCATAGGTATCCTTGTCTATCATTTGACCCCCAGGACGGCGGCTATGCGGCCGAGCTGCGCGGTGGCCCCGGAATGCTCCTTCTCGGCCATCAGCCTGTCTATGGTCGCCTGGTCGAGCCCTATGCCCTCGTAGTACACGCGCGTGCCCACGATGGAAGGGTCGCTTGCCCCCAGCTTCGTCCACGCGTCCGCGCGCGCCGAAATGGTGGGCATCGACGGGTCGCGAAACATCGCCGACACCTCCAGCTTCTCGCTCGGAAGCTCGGCCATGGGAACCCCGGCGTCCACCGCCATCATCATGCGGGCCACCTCTTCGAGCACGCCCGCGAATTGGCGGTTCATCTCCTCAGCCGATATGATAAGCGGGTTGTTGGCCGAATCCAGCGCGTCGGAGCTGGTGTAGGTGTTCGACAGAACGCCCAGCTGCCCGAGCGGCACGTCGGTCGCGCCGCTGAAGCGCTGCGCGTCGTTCTCGAACATGCGGGTGAAGTTGTCGGCGCTCGAGGGCGTGAACTGTCCCACCTGCGGCACGTCGCCGTTCTCGTCGCGCGAAATGGCCATGATGGCGCCTATGTACGCCTTGAACTTGGCCATCTCGTTGGCCACGGGCTGCACCACGTTGCCGTCCTGGTCGACCCATTCGCCGTCGTCGTTCATCTCGCAGCCCTCGGGCTTGGCGGCGAACAGGTCCTCGGCCGCGCCGATGATGTACCGCTGCGGGAAGGTGAAGAACTCCGCCCCCACTTCCATGCGCAGCACGTCGCGCATGGCCTTGTCCACGATTCCCAGCACCTCGGGCGTGAGCATCGAATGGCCCAACGGCCTGTCCAAATCGGGGTCGAACGCGAGAAGCTCCATCATAGGGCGCCCCATGGGGTTCGGCTCGGCGTCGCACGACCAGTCGGCGCCGACTCTCGTGAACGTGAGCACCGCGTCGGGGAAGTGCGCCACATAGCGGCTCGGGTTGCCGTCGCGGTCGACGTCGGCGAGGACGACGCCGCAGCCTATGCGCCCGGCGTCTTTGTCCCACAGCGCGCTGAACTGCGTGCCGCTGTAGGCCCGCACCTTCACGGCGGGCTGGCCTGGGGCGCCCTTCATCACCGTGAACGCCGCGAGGCCGTGCACGAACGCGGCGCGCTTCGCCTTGTCGTAGAGCGCCTTCATCGCGTTCTGCCGCACCAGCGCGTTCAGGCGCTCGTCGGTCTTGCCCCGCAGCACGTAGCCGTCGAACGACGAGCGCACAGCGCGGGCGTTCACGGCCTTCTGGCACCACCCCACGGCGCAGTTCACGTTCAGCAGGTTCTCGGGTATGGATATGCCCAAATCCTTCAGCAGGTTGTGCATGCGGTAGTAGGCGGTGAGCACCCTGTTGCGGCCGGCGACCGCGCCCCACGCCTCGAACAGATCGCCAATGCCGTCGCGGTACGCCTCGGGCACCACTTTCGACGGCGGGCGCATTATGGGGGCGTCCGAGTAGTCGGTTGTTCGCGTCAAAGCAGCATCTGCCTCCTTTTCGGGTCCCTCTTCGTGGTGCGCGCGGCCCAAAGCGCCAGCGCGCACGCCTCCATGGGCGCGGGGTCGTGGGCCTCGCTCGCGGCGAAGCCCCAGCCGCCCCGGTTGCCGATGGCGCGCCGGAAGGAATGCTCGGCCGAATCTTCCAAAAGCGGCGACGACGTGTGCGCGCATTTCCCCGACTTCAGCTCGTCATGGAACCTGCTGCACGCTGACACGAAGTCGGAGGTCTTCGGCGCCATGGCGAAGCCGCGCGGGGCCTTGAGCTCCGCCAGGCGCGAGCAAAGCGCCTCGGCGCCGTCGAGCCCGTCCACAGCCACGGCGCAAACCCTGCCCCGCGCGTCGTAGAGCCATTGGGCGAGCGCCGCCGTGCCGGCGGCGGTCGTGCCCACTTCGATGAGCTCGACGGCCGCATCTCCGGTTTTCGAAACCTTCGCGCCGGCCAGCGCGTAGGTGGCCCCGTCGGGCGAGAACTTCACCGCGAGCGCGATCTTTTTCCCGTATTTCTTGCCGATGGCGGCGATTGCCGAGCCATCCCACACCTTCGCCGAGATGGCGCGCTTGAAGCCCGCCTCTTCGCTGAACCAATCCAGTCGCTCGTGGGCGAAGCCCTCGACCGAGCCGCCGGCGAATTCCGATTCGGTGAAGTCGAGGTCCAGCAGCAGGCCCATGGACGGGTTGCTGCGGTAAATCTCGTCGATGAGGTCTTCGAACTTGGCGTCGCGCGGCGGAAGCCTCGGTATGGCCCACGAGCTCCACGCCGTCTTGTTCGGCGGGGAATCGCCAATCGCCGCCTTGCGCACGCGCGGGAACACCGTTCCCGGCGATTTCTCGTTGGGCGGCGTTCCGGTGTATATGATCTGGCGCTCGCCGGTCGCCGACGCGGCCAGCGTGTACATGATGGCGTCGAACTGCTCGTCGGTGAGCTCCTGCGCCTCGTCGAAAACCACCAGCTGTATGTCGTCGAAGCCTCGGGCGCTGCCGTTGGTGCGCGCGATGAACTCGATGGACGCGCCGTTGCTCAGGTAGATGGCTTCTTCGCCGTTGGTGCGGCGAATCTGCACCACCAGCTCCTTGAGCTCGGGGTGATCGTCGTCCTCGAAATACCGGCACAGTCGGCGGAACGCCTTCTTGGCGGTCTTCACGCGGTGGGCCGTGTGCAGTATGTGCCAGCCGCACACGGCGAGGCGGTAGAGCTCGTATGCCTCGAGCGCGGCGTTCTTGCCGTTCTGGCGGGGAACGTCCAAGCCGCACGTGGTGTAGCTCGGCCGCCACCACGTGTCGGCGGCGCACCAATCGTCCAAAACATGGCGCTGCCACTCGAACAGCGCGAGCCCGCAGTCGGCAGCGAGCTTCGCCGCCTCGTCGCCTTCGCCTTGCGAGGCGTCGCCGCGGGCTACCCTAATTCGCGGATGCTGGTCGCCTATCCTGGCGTGTGCGCCTGCAGCGGTCGAGCACGGTGATTCTTGGCTTGCCGGCATCGCGCTTCGCCCCCTCATGGCCGTCGGCTATGCCGAGCTGCTTGTTCAGCGCGCGTATCTCGGCGCTGGCCGTCTTCATCGTCGCAATCTGCGGCAGCTGCCGAAGGTCGCCCATGTCGTTGGTATAGGCCACCTGGCCGTCTGCGTATTGGCGGTCGTCTATACACTGGCGCACGACGCTGTACCACTCCATGAGCACTTCGAGCGTCGGCGCGTCCGATTCGCGGAAGTCGCGACCGCGCGTGACCTCGTCCCACTTCGCTGACTTGAACTCGTCCGCCTCGATGGACGGCGGCTTCTTGAGCGGCATCGCGAACCCCTTTTCGGCAATAAAAAAAGCCGCCCCGAAGGACGGCTTGCGCGGCGGTAGGATTTGCACCTACGTCTCCTCAATCAAGGGCACTCCTCGTACTGTGCTACTTTCCGCGCTTCCTATTTTCCCATATGTCCGTCACCCTATCAACCATGGACCGCTCGTCCGGCGTAAGCCTTGCTGCGCCCTTCGCCGAATCGTTTTCGTTATGGTTGTAGCCATGATGCGTATGCGGTCCCTTGTGGGAGTGGTCTATGTCTATCTGTTTCGATCTCTTGTTCTCGTTGTCGAAATACACGATCGACTTCAAGTCATCGCCTTCCACATGAGCGTAAACGCGGCCGCGAGTCATTGTCTCCATGAGGGTTTCGCTGTCCCTCTCGTTCTTCGAGACGAATTTGACATTCCCGGCGGTCAACGACGAATGGTATTGGCTTCCGTACGGGTTCTTGGGGTTTCCGCTCCTGTCGACGCTCCACCCGCTGCTCGCGCCCCTGCCTCCCATATCAGTACCCCATATTCCTCAAAACGGCCTTCTGTTGGCGCTTCTGCGCTCGCCTGTAGTTCGGAGCCGTAATGTCTCGCGTCGTCGCCTCTCCGTACGAGTTGACGAACGTCTTGGACGCGCCGCCTTGCTTCTTGGCGGCTTTTGCAGCCGTTGCAGCGCGGCGCTGCTCGACCTGCGAGCGGAGCTTCTGGTACTGCGGCAGAACGGCCGCGTACGCGTCGGCCTTGAACTTCGACGCGCCCGGCGCGCCTTGCGAGTACATGACGTGGTCGCGCGCCGTCTTCTCCATGATGCGCCCCATCTGCTCAAGGCGCTGCTCGTCCGACTTTGCTCGAACGGACACCGCTCGGCCCTTCGCCGTTCGCGTCGCGCTCATCGAGCCTACGCCTCTACCTCCCATGGAAACCTCCAGCCTTGTACTCGACGACCTCGCAGCCGCCGAAATCGAAACCTATGTCCTTGCCGTAGAGGAGAACGCGGCGCGGCTCCAGGCGTCTCATCGCCTCGCGCATCCCGTCGCGCCACACCGCCCGCGCCGCCTCGTCGCGCGCGACGCCAACGGTCGAGGTCGCCACGGTTGAATGGCGCGGCAGGCCCTTGAAGCAGAAGCCGTAGCTCGACGGCTGCGCCCAGGAGAGCGTGGGCACCACCGTGATGCCGTTGCGCTGCCAGTAATTGCCCAGCGCGGCGCTGCGGTAGCGGTTCCACTGCTGCATCGCGTCGGGCATGTCCATGTAAAGGCTGAAGTCGGGCGTGAGCACGCACTTGTACGGCTTGAGAACGTCCAGGTACGCATCGGGGCGCTGCCACAGCCGCTCGAATTGGTAGTCGTCTATGAAGAAGTGGCACCCGACGTCCGCCTTGGCGTCTGCCGGCGTGCTCTTCGCGTAGTTGAATCCCTGGAGCTCGGCGGGCTTGGCCATGCGCCCCTTGATTGAGGGGAAGCCGTCGCGCCCGCAGTCCGAGCGGTTGACCATCTCCAGGTTGTACGCGCGGTCGGTCTTCAGGCGCTCGGCCCCGTAGGGAAGCGCCCTGCTCTTGAAGTCGCAGCCGAACCGCGACATGTCCAGCGACTTTATGCCGCGCACCTCTTCGCGCAGCATGGCCTTGTTGTACGTCGACTTCTCGGCAGACTTGTTGTCGGCGATGCGGAAGGCCCGCACCTCGTCGTCGGTCAAGTCTCCCACGTACTCGATCTGCCCGTCCGGGATTTCCGACCACCCAAGGCGCCTGCACGCCTCCACGCGGCCGTGGCCGCGCACTATCACGGGGTTCTCGGGGCTCTGCAACGTGATGACGCCGCGAAGCCCGAACTGGTCGATGCTGGCCATCAGCTCTGGCATGCTCTTCTCGTGGTCGCGGGCGTTGCGCTCATAGGGCACCATGTCGGCGATTTTCACGAAAAAGCACCTCCTGGAATGTAGCGGAATCGGGGCTTTTGTTGCCCCCTCCCCTCCCCAAAACGGAAAACTCCGCCGGGAACGCGTTCGCGCGGCGGGGTTTTCCGTTTCCTGAAAAGGGGAAATGCAAGCTTTCCGCACCGTCTTCAGATAAAAATCCGAATTCGGGGGTATTTAGGCCCTGGTGCCCCTGGGTGGCCGTCAGCTCGGCCAAAAAAAGACCCCCCTGGGGCGGCGGAGCGGCAACGACCGCCCGCGCATCCACGCAAGCCTGTTTTTCCGGCCGCGAAAGCGCGGCGCGGAGCGAGCGCAGGCTCGAAAGCCGAAGCCGCGCTTTCACCACTCGGTCGTGGTGCGCTGCCGCCCGATGGGCCGGCGCTTGGCCCCGGCCGCCCTCTCGGCGTACTTCGCCTTGGCAACGAAGTCGGCCGGCGTTGCGCTTCCTCCGAGCGAATCGACCTCGGCGCGGATGGCGCGCACGTATGAAACGCCGCGCGCCTTGCGCCAGCTGTTGCAGCACCTATGGGCCCCGGCCACGTTGCCCGGGTCGTACGGGCTGCCCCCTTTGCTCACGGGCACCAGCTCGTCGCATTCCAGCGATTCCGGCAGCCCGGGCGGCAGCGAGGGGTCGAGCGCGTGGCCGCATATCCAGCACGGCTCGCCGCGCCCGCGAACGCGCCGGAGCACGGCGTTTCGGCGGTAGCCGTTCGTGCGCCTAGGGTTTCCCACGGCGGCCGCCCTCCCCGGGCTTCGCCTTGGGCTTGGGCTTGCGCATGGTCACGGCGCGGTCTATTCGGCATTGCTCGCACATGCCGCCAACGAGGTCGCGCAGCTTGCCGCAGCTTAGGCAGTAACCCATTTGCCGCCCCCTTCGCACTTGGCTACCGCGACCGCGTGAAGCATCGCGTGCGCCATCTCCGTTTCGTATCGGGCGGCTATGCGCCCAAGCTCCAATAGAGTCATGCGCCCTCCGTAGCGTGATCGTGGCATACCGCTGCGGCGCGAGAGGGAAGAGGGCGCCGCCGGCGGAAACAGAAAAGCCGCCACATTCGGACGGCTTTCGCATTTGACACTATGGCAGGCTTCGCGCGCGTCATGTCGCCCCAAAACGCTTCATTTCGCTTCATTTCGCTTCATTTCGCTTCATTTCGACCAATTTCCGCGTCATCTCGACCAATTTCCGCGTCATCTCGACCAATTTCGGCGCTATACGGCCGGCTGCCGCGGGATTCGCCACTCGAACGGCATCGCTTCGTACACGTCGAGCAGCGCTTCGTCGTGGAGCCGCAGCGCCGTCGACTTGCTGCATCCGACGTCGGCGGCGACCTCGCACCATTGCTTGCTGAGCAGGTAGCGGCGCAGGAGGACCGACGCGCCCTTCGGCGAGCTCGCCGACGATATCGCCTCGCGCGCCCGCTCCGAAGCTTCGATGTATCCGCGTTCGCGCTCGGAATATTCGGCCGCCATGGCCTCAAGGCGGGCGACCGCGTCGGGAATCGCGTCCGCGTACGGCGAAGAGCCGCCGGACTTGTCGAGCCTGATTCCCTTGGGCCCCATGGACTCCCGCTCGAACTCAAGCTCGTCGCGCAGCGCGTCGAGCTTGATTCGCTCCGCGCGGACGTGCTCCAGATACGCGCGTGCGCGCGAGCGCCGAAGCTTGTCGAACTCCACGGTCATGCAATCCCCTCTCTTTTATGAACCTGCCTATTGTACAGCGTAAAGTTTACGGCGTATAGAATCATGCTGTTCAGGCAAAACAAAAGACCCCGCTTTTGCAGGGCCAAGGCTTGCCAACGGAAATCGACTTGTCGACGGATTCGAAACAGCCCCATCTCGGTCCGCTTCTGGTTGTCATTCAGGCGATTTCGCGACGTTTTCCACAATCGATTCCATGCATTACTTTTCCATGCATTCCGCCTGGCGCCATCCCTCCGCGTTCCCCCTCTTCACCCGCCGTTTCCGCATTGCTGGCGCAGGCGTCCGCTAGGCGCTGCCCGTCCGCCCGTCGTCCGACGGTTTTCGCCCCGAAGCGCGGGCGGCGCCCAAGCCCGCCTTCTTCGCGCAGCTCGGGTGGTAGCCCGAAGCCGATCGCGTATAACCGCCGCACAACGGGCAGATGCCCACATGCCCGCAGCGGCACCGAGACTCATACCATTGGCGGTTTCGACGCTCGCGCAGCTCTTTGTCGGTGAATTGCTTGCGCCTGCTCATCGCACCACATCCGCGCCGCAGTAGGGACAATGCGTCAGCGCCGTATAGTCGACGCCGACCCAAAGCGCGCGCGAGTTGAACCGCTTGCCCTCATCGTCCAGCTCAATCGCCAGCCTGCCGAAGTGGCACGCCGTGCAATCCAAGTAGTGCTGCTTCGTCTCGTCATCCCAAACCTCGACGAGCTCGCATGTGGGGCGGTCGATGAGGTCGGCGAGGCGGGCAAACAACTGGTCTTCCCCGTCCTCGTAGCATCGGAATCCGAGCGCCAGCATCAAATCCTCGACCATCCACGGCGCATCGCCGCGACGCGCCGACGCGTTTCGCAACCTTTCCGCAACCTCGCGGCGCTTCTCGTCGCTAATCATCGGCCACCTCCACGCGGTCAATCAGCCCAGCCAGTCGCATGAACAGCGAGCGCGGATCGGGAAAATCGTCCTCGCCAGTGGCGATGCATTGCAGCCTTGCCCACCATTCGGACAGCGTCGCGCCTTCGCCGTAGACCGCGTAGTGGCGAAGCTCTTGCGCAATCTCCCTGCGCTTCTCGTCGCTAATCATCTCCGCGCCATCCTTCCGGCATATCCTCGATGCGACGCTTGCTCGTATACGTGATATTCACCACTCGCTTAAGGATGAACAGCTCCCCGCAGCTCGGGCATTCGTACTCGTCATCGCATTCGCGCTCGAACTCCCAGCTGTCGGGGTCCTCGTAGCCGCACCACGGGCACGTGATTTCATCTTTGTACGGCTGCTCGTTCTCCCATTTAAGCTCTCGGTCGACCTCCGCAATGCATTCATCGCACCACGAATAGCCGTCTTTGCCGCCAATGGGGCCGCCCGTGAAAAGCTTGCGGTTTGGTGTCGGCTTGCCGCATCGCCTGCACGTGTACGTTTCGCCAGTTTTCTGCCACCCATACGGCACGTCAGTCGTCATTCCGTGCCTCCCTCGCTGTAGAAAACCTCGCGAGACGTGCGCCACGACTGGGCGCTGCACAACACCATCTGCAGCAGAAGCGCCGCGGTCGAAAGCTTCCTGAAGCTTTGCCAGCGGTCGCTGGTGTCGTACGCGACGCGCAGGTTGCCTGCGGCATCGGGGCAAAGCACCTTGCAGTCCCTCGGGAGCTGAAGCTTCTCATGCAGCGCGTCGGCGAGCTCCCTCGGGCATACAAGCCAATTCTCGTCGCCTTCGAACGTCCTGCCGTGGCCGCTCGTGAAGTCGTCCATGCATGACTTGACCTCGACGAAGCAGAACGCGCCGCGCTCGGCTGCGGCGTTCGCGTAGCCGGTTCCGCAGCGATATGCCACGAAATCGACCCTGTGGGCTTCGTCGACCCACACCTCGCTCGACACCAGATTGAACTCCTTTCTCAGCCGTTTGAGTGCCTTCGCGGAAAGCTCGGCGGTTGTCTCGCGGCGGTTGAAGTCGCTAGCCATTTCGTACCTCCTTCTTTACGGTCAACTCAAAGCTATCGCTCATGCTTGCCGCGCTCCCTGCATTCCTTTATCGCTTCGCGAATCCTCGTGAGGCATTCATCGCAAGCATCCATGGCGTCGTCGCTTGAGATGCACCCGTACAAGTCCTCATATTCAGCCGAAATGGCTACAACCTTGGCGGAGTTGCCTTTGATTTCGGCTCCGCACATATCGCAAAACGTTTTCCTGCTCATCGCTGCGCCTCCTCTTCGATGCCAGCGAGCTTCTTGGCGCGGGCTATCATGTCGAGGCGGGCGTTCTGCCAGCATGTGCATCCGGTCTGCCATGACCCGTGCGGACAGTCTTCGCACGACGTATTTTCTAAGCCGATGTCAAAATAGGAGCATGCGTGTTGCATCGCATCCTTTTCCAGCTTCTCCCAGCTGTCGGATGGCATTGTGTCGTGCTTGAAATGCTTGCGGTTTTTGCCGAAAAGAGTGAAGGTTTTGCGGTAGCCCTCGGTCACCGCGATGAACTGCAGCTCGTCGCCTTTGTAGCTGACCTGGTACCCCCCCTAACCACTGCAATCTCGCCATCAATGTCCATCTCGTCACCAACGCGAATCGGTACTCCGTCTGCGTCGAGCGGCAGCTTCATGTACGCGTCGTGGTTCTCGCCGCGGTTCAGTCGCTCGCGCAGGCGGGCGTTGGCCTCTTCCAAGCCTCGTATTTCCGTTTTCATCGCGGCGTTGTCGGACACAAGGGACTCAAGCTCGCCCGAAACGTCTACGGACGCCTTGCCAATCGCCTTCATCGCGGCCGCCTGCTCAATGATGCGCTCGATGTGCTCTTCCGTGATTCCCATCTACTCCGCCTCCTCTTCGATGCCCGCGAGCTTCTTGGCGCGTCGAATGATGTCTTTCGCGAACGCCTCGTCATCATCGCTGGTCAAAGTTTTGCGTATGTCAATGCCAAGCCAGTTCGCGCAATAGTCCTGCGCACCTACGCTCGCATCCTCTTCAAGCTTCTCCCAGCTGTCGGGCGGAACGTATTTGAAATGGCGAACGCTCGACGGCTTGGGAGAGTAGGTGATGATGCTTCCGCTTTCCTTCACGATGAGGAACAGCGTTCCGTTGTGTAGGCGATAGCCGAGCACGGTCATGGCCTCGCCATCCACATCCATCTTGTCGCCGATTCGGATAGGCATGCCGTCTGCATCCAACGGCAGCTTCATGTACGAATCATCGGACTGGATCAAGGCCTCAAGCTTGGCCCTCAGCTCGGCGTTCTCCTCTTCAAGAGCCTTGAGCTTCGAGATGTGGTCGCTCATGATCCCGTTCGCCTTGCTCATGTGCGCCTTCGCCTGCCTGAGGTGCTCGATACCGCTTTTCAAATCTTCCATCACTCCACCCCCGTACTTCTGCAAGCAACGAATATCCCGACCGCGATGCTCTGCACCATGTACGCCATGATTTCGCAGCCAGGGTCATCCTCCCCGATCATGGCGAGCAGATCGAGCGCGGCATGCGTGGCTTCGTGCGCAGCGGCCCCGACCAACGCTCCGAGCTCGAGCCCTTTATCGACCCACACGACGACGCCCTTGTCCCTGACGGCCACCGTGATTGCATCGCCATCGATGCTCGGCGGCTCGGCTCCGAGGCCTTTCACGCATTCGGCGAATTCGGCCTCATCCGTCACGATGGTCACGGGAAATGGGATGATGAATGGATTAATCTCGCAGCTCATTCGGTCTCACCTCCCCGCTCGTCGGTTCCAAATCTCCGCCGCCTCCTGCGGCGTGTCCGCGTCAATCGTCTCTGGCATGACTCCGCAGCCGATGCCGCCGCAAGCCACGAACCAGGCTTTCACGAATCTGACTTGCTTGCCGAAGCGCATCTCCGACAATAGACTCGCCTTCCCGCCGCAGAACGGGCACGGCTTCAGCTTGATTTCGCTCATCTCGCCTTCCTTTCCTTGGATATCTGTGCGTCGATGCCGTGGCGCGGCATGCGCGCGACGCAATCGTCGCAGCGCCGGCGGCTCTTCTTGTCGGCCACGAACTCGCGGCCGCACACCGCGCATCTCGCGAGGCGCGGGTTCCTCGGCGCCCCCTTGGCCTTCTTGCCCTTCGCGAGGCACTCGGGGCACGTCTTCCGGCCGCGCTCGATCCAGTTGGACTTTCCTTGCGGCGTGAACTCGCGGCCGCAGACCCCGCAGCGGCGGGGCATGCGCATCTCGGCGTCGTTCACGGCGCGATTGAGCTCGCACCACGCGATGCAGGCCCGAAGCGATTCGGCGTCGTCCCAGTCGGGGCTGTCGATGGAATTGATGCGCGCCATCAGCCTGCTTGGAACGGCCACCAAATTCCCGGGGCTAAAATCTCGCGGATTGCGATTCGCCATCACCACGTTGCAGCCATCCGGCACCGGGCCATGCGCTCGCTCGTACTCGACGACGTGCTTCAGGCGCCAGTTGTCCTTGCTCTGCGGGACCGTGGGGCTCTCGGCCACCTTCACGAGCACGTAGCCCTTTCCCTTGTCGTAGCGCTCGGCGCCGACCGGCAGCGGCCTGCGGCCGCCGTGCGAGATGCGCGTGTTGCGTCCGTTCGACGCGCGCCACAGGCTTATCTGCGGGCGCGAGAGCGGGAAGCCGAAGGCGGCGGCGAACTGCGCCGACAGCTCGGGAATGGCCTGGCCGTCGTCATGCTCCAGCATCCATGCCTGCATCTCGGGCTCGCTTCCCCAATGCACGGCGCGCACGGCTCGCTGCGGAGCCTTGGCCGCGTTGTTCGTCAGCCCCATCTTGTGGGCCTTTTGGAACACGGCGCCGGCCGTGGTCGCCCTGCCGAATTCGCGCTCGAACTCAACCAAGAGCCTCGGCATGTGCTCGCGGCCGTAGCGGCGGCGGAGCCAATCGTTCTCCGCCTCGCTCCACTTCGCGCTCATCGGCCTATCAGCCCCTTCGGCACGACGCCCTCGCCGTATTCGGCGGCGTCGCGGCGCACCTGCGCGATGAGCCTGCCGCTGTCGATGAGCGTTCCCGCGACCGACTGCACGGCCTTGCTCCGGCTTATCTCGAGCTCGAGCGCGTCGCGGTTCTCGATGTCGACCTCCTGCAGCCTGCGCAGCTGCGCGATGAGCGCGTCCGACGCCTCGTTGATGATTCCCATTCGTCATTCCCTCCCGCCGAGGCTCACGACCTCGGCCTTGTAGGCTCCCATTCCGAACACGCGCCGCACTATCGCCTCGGCGGTCTCGGCGCCCCCGCCTTGCGACATGAGCCGCTTGCCGAGGTCTGATGGCGTCTTGTACTGCGTGGTGAAGATGGTCGGCCTGCCGTGGTTGTACCTGTGGTCGATGAGCGCGAAGAGCTTGTCGAGCACGTCCTGCGTTGGCCTTTCCTTGCCCAGATCGTCGAGGCAAAGAACGGCGCAGCCCTCCCATTTGCCCATCACGCCCGCCTCGGTGCCGTCGGCCCCGTAGGTGGCGCGCACCTCGCGCAGGATGTCGCCGAAGGTGGAGAATCGGCAGCGCACGTGCGGCGCCATGGCGCCCAGAAGGGCGCAGGCGGCTTCGGTCTTGCCCTCGCCCGAATCGCCGATGAGCACGAGGTTGCGCGAATCGCCCTTCCAGCATTTCCGCGCCCATTCCTGGGCGCGCTTCGGCGCGGCCTCGAACGGCGCGCGCTCGAAGATGCTCGGCATGCCCACGGACACGATCGCCTTGCGCTTCGCCAAGTCGCGCTCAATGGCGAGCTTCGCGTCTATTTCGGCCTGCCTCTCGGGCGTTATGCCCGCTTGGATTGCCTTGAGCCGTTCCACGAGCGGGTTAGCCGAATCGGCTGAAGTCTGCATCCTGCACCGCCTTCCCTCCCGGGTTGTCCCGGCGCTCCCACGTGGTAAGCGCCGAGCGCCACGACCTCATCGGCTTGTTTCCGATGCACCATCCGACCGAGTCGTAGTACGCCATGAATGCTTCCGCGTCCACGTGGTAGCCCTTCTCGGCGATGTGCTCTTGCACCTCGGCGAGCGTCGGGCGCGCCATGCGCGCGCCTCCCTTTCCCTTGTTTGTACTGTTTGTACTGTTTGCTATGTTTGTTTGTTTGGGTTTCTCGTTTTCCGAAACCACGTCGGAAACCTCTTCCGATTCTGGTTTTTCCGTTTCGGAAACCACGTCGGAAACCTCTTCTGCAGCGTGGTTTCTCGGCCTGCCGCCCTTCGCTCCGTTCGAGCGCTTCTTGATGCTGTAGCCGATGTCCTCGCGCGCCATGTTGAACAGCGCGGCCAGGTACGGGTTCTCGAAGTCGGGCTCCTCGCCGAAGCAACCGAAACGCACCAGCGCGGCGGCGAGCTCGTCTGCGGCGTCCCTCGGGAGCCCCTTCATGGCGTCGCCGAACTTGGCGTGGAAGGTGAACGTCTGCGTCTCCATGCATGCGCCTTAGAACGGGATGCCTTCGTCGTATGGCGAGGCGTCGACCTGAGGCACGGCCCCCAGCGCCTGGTAGGCCTGCGCGGTGGCCGGCTGCATCCCCGCGGGCGCGGGCGCGGCCGAAACCTGGGGCTGGTTGCCGTTGCGCGCCATGAATTCGAGCTCGTCCACCACGACCTCCAGCTTGCTGCGCTTCGCGCCGTCCTTGGCCTGCCACTGCGACCAGCGCAGCTTCCCCTCGATGGCGACCTTCATGCCCTTGCCCATGAATTGGGACACGGCGGCGGTGCGGTTGCCGAACATCTTGCAGTCGACGAAGTTCGCGCAATCCTCCCACTGCTGGGTCTGGTGATTGAGTCGGCGGTCGTTGACCGCCACGCCGAACGACAAAACCTGGAAACCGCTCGGGGTCGCGCGCAGCTCCGCGTCGCGCGTCAGGTTGCCCGTGATCAGTACCTTGTTTATCGACATTCCTCTACCCTTCCTTTCGGCGCGGCGGCTCCCCTGCCGACGGGCCAGTTCCAATTCTTCGGCCGCCTGCCGTTTCCGAGCGGCTCCGGCTTCTCGTCGCACGGCTCCCCCGTGCGCGGGTCGAAATACGAGATCTCGACCGGAGGCGCCGGGTGCACGTCGCGCTCGCGCGGCGACACGTCGTAGACGCCATTCCCCGTGTAAGCCCTCATCGGTCCATCTCCCTCACGAATTCCGCCAGCACGAAGGCCAGCTGGTCCGACATGCGCTCGATTGCGGAAGCCTCGTCGCCTGGCGTCTTGCCGACGAAATCAGCGACCAGAAGGTCGTGCGCCATGCTTTCGACTGCGCGCAGCGCGTCGCGCTGGGCCTGCGTCATCATCGGCGGCCTCCCTTCGGCAGCACGATGCGCTTCTCCGAGAGCATTCGGCGGCACGGATTGAGCAGGCGCTCGAAGCGCACCCATAAATCGGCCAGGCACACGCCCAGCGCCACGACGGCGAGCGACAGCACGCCCACCGCCATGCAAAGGAACTCGATCAATTCGACTCCATTCCGGGACAGAAGCCCCATCGAGAAAATTCATAAAGCAAAAACCCGCGCCGTCATCGGCCGGACGCGCCGTCGAGCCATTCGGCGTATGACTGCGCCGCCGCCGACTTGCGGCCCGGCACGACGTGCCCGTAGATATTCAGCGTCGTGGTGGCGCTGGCATGCCCAAGCAGCTCCTGCACCTCTTTCACCGGCGTGCCAGATGCGAGGAGGTATGTTGCGAACGTATGGCGCAACGTGTGCAGGTGCACCCATTTCGGCAGCCCGCAGGCGTCGCACGCCGACCGCATCGCGGCGGTCAGCTCGGACGGGCGCAGCGGCGAGCCGTCTGGATGCGCGAACATCGGCGTCGTGGGGCCCTGCGCCATGCCCTCTCCGGCGAGCAGCCATCGCTGCATGCGCACGTGGCGCGCCAGGCGCTCGCCCGTCGCGCCGTATGCGTAGACCCAGCGCTTGGAGGCCTTCGACTTCGGCTCCTTGCGCGCAAGGCCGCCGCGAGCCTCGACCAGCACGGAAGACACTCGCAGCCTGCCGGACTTCTCGTCGAAGTCCCCCACGCGCAGCCCCGCCAGCTCGCCGCGGCGAAGCCCCGTGCCGAGGCACAGGGCCATCGCGTCGGCGCAGGGGTCGCCCTCTCTCGATTCGAGCCATCGCGCCAGCGCGGGCACGTCGGCCTCGGGAAGCGCGCGCGACTCGACGGCGGAGCGCTTCGGCGGGCGCACGCCGGCCATCGGGCTCGCGGGTATGACGCCCTCGGCGGCCAAGCGGCCGAAGGCGCCGGACAGCCAGCTGTGAAGCTTGCCGGCCGTGGCCGGCGAGACTGGAACGCCGTCTTTGCCGCCGACCGACACGACGCGGGAGAGAAGCGAGCTGAACGTGTAGGGCATCGCCTCGGACATGGGCAGCGCCCCCACGTAAGGCTCGACATAGCACCGGAGGTAGCTCGCGTAGCCGTCGCACGTGGTCGGGCTGTACCCGAGCGACGGCAGGCGCGCCAGGTCGTATGCCAGCAGGCCGCCGATCGTCCAAGACACGCCGCCGCGTCGGCAGAACTCCGCCGTGCGTGCGAGCTCCGCCTTGGCCGCCTCGACCTGCTCCGGCGAAGTACCAGGCGGAAGCGTGCGAGACAGTCGCCGCTCCTTCCCCGTGGCCGGGTCGCGGCCCGCGTAGCAGCGCACCTCCCAGGCTCCGGTTCTGGCGTTGCGCCTAGCGTTGGCCATGCTCCGCCGCCCTCCCATCGCCGCCATGGATGCGCACCGACGAGAGCCGCACATTCGCCACGCCCGCTCGCTTCAGAGAGTCTGCATAGGCCATGGCTGGCGAGCCTCCCCAGTACGCCGCAACAGGACCCCTGGAATCGCTCACCACGTACACGCGCCCGCCGCCGTCCGGCGGCACCGCCCCGACATCTCGCCCCATAACGCTCCTATCTTTTAGTTGTTGCATTTGGGAGCCGAATATCGAATGCTTTCAGATGC